ATGGAATCGAATCTTCTCCAACCCGACATTCGCACCTTCGTGGAGACGATTACCGATCTGCGGCAGATTGCCACTCTGGGATCACGGGCCGACCAGTTCAAGAAAACCGTTGCCCTCTACAACGAAGTTTTCCGCTACACCTTCTGGGATTCAAGTTTCGTCTGGAACACGCGCAAGGCTTTGCAGTACGCCATGCTGGGACGCGGATATATGTGGCAGAAGTACACTCGTGAGCATTACGGCTGGGGACGTTCCATGATTTCTTTCGATCCTCTCGGCCCTCGCGAGTGCTTACCGGAGCAACTTCCCCCGAACAACGACGTTCAGGGTGCCTATGCCAATACCATCATTCGGCCGATGCCGATTGCCGAAGCTCATGCACGCTTCCCACAATTTCAGCAATGGCTTCTCCCTATCTCACGCTATGACTGGAAAGCCTACGGCACGACAGGCATGGCCCGCCGTATGGATTTTTACGATCGCCATCGTTTCTCCGATGAAGAATCAAATGACTGGGACACGAGATATTGTGAAATCGCGTATCATTTCGTCCGGGACTTGCGCTACAACGATACCGGCCATGCGCAGCAGATGGGGGTGGCGGGAACGTCGTGGGGCTATGTCGTGCCATCGGTCGGGGATCTCATCATCACCACAAACCAATTCAACGGCCTGCCAGAATCAAGGAAGGCGACTGTTTCCGATTGCCGGATGTACCCCCAGCTTCGCTTGGCGATTACGTCACCCTCCGTCCCTATCCCCATGTATGACGACACCGCTTTCGATTGGCACGGGGAGATGCCCGTCGCGCAATACGATGTCAACGATTGGGCGTGGTCGGCAATGGGCTACTCCGCGGTGCGTAATGTCGCTAGCTTGGAAATCTCCCGCCGCGATCGTCTTTCCGATATTGACCGCGTGCTCGCGATTCGCAAAGATCCTCCCTTGGGCCACGACATCTCCACGGGAGTTGGGCGTACCCAGATGGAGAACCTCGACTTGCTGCACGCGCAGGGCGTGCGTATCGGTGGCAAGGGCGACCCGGCAAAGTGGGTGAAGTCCGTCCTTCCTCCTGAGTGCGATGTTGACGACAAAGATTTCAAGGGCATCGAACTGCTTTCGAACTCGATCAAGGCCGCGCTCGGGCTGACCGATATTGCCAGTCTGCGAGAAATGAAAGGCAATCTCTCGGAACAGTCTTTTGACAAGTTTGTGGAAAACCTTGGCCCGATGGCGAAGGGCATCGCGGTGAATATCTGGCGCGCCAACTCTAAACACGCTTACATGCTGAAGTACAACATCGCGCAGTACTACACCACGGATGACTTGGAAGGAATGGTAGGGCCGGAGGGGGTTGGGCTGGAGACGTTCGATAACGATCCTAATTCTATCGTGCCGTCACACCTTCCTGGAGAAGACAATAAAAACGACTCCCGTCATTCCAAGCAGGACCGCGCCAAATGGTTCTGTGACCGCTTGAAAGTTGTGTCTACGCCGGCGCAGTTATTGAATATCACTCACATGCAAGAAAAAATGCTCTACATGATGTTCCTTCAGAAAGGCGTGCCGATCTCAATGGCCGCGATCATGGAGAAGCTCGGAGTTGAAGATTTCAATGTCGAGCACGATAAGTGGAAGCAGGAGCAGTTAGCCGAAGCAATCTGGAAATTGGAAGTACAGCAAGCTATTGCCGCCAAAATGAAGGAACTTGGAATTGAGCCTCCACCGGAGCCGCCCGGTAAGGGGCAAGGAAAGGGTGGAGGGCGCCCAAATAGTGGGAAGCAGCCCAATCACCCAGAATTAAAAGGGAAGCAGACAAACCCGAGGGTAGTAAATAGCACTTCGTAAAGGCGGCGACATGGAACGTGAGGAGATCCCGGTGACATCCACCAAGCACATCCAGATTTTTCGCGAGACGATTACTCCCCCTTCGAAGGATCACGTGCGTCCGATATTGGATGCCCTGCTCGACGTGGCCCGCAAGGACAAGGTGACGGGAAAGATCGAGATCAACCTTATCCAAGGCGGGGTGCGCACCCTCAACACCGAGCAGATTGAGGAGAGCGTCGCGAAATAATTTGCTCTTTCCTTGACACCTGTGGTAAACAGTTCACTAGAGATTCGCCTCAACTCCCTTGAGTGGGAAATTTAGAGCGCCTCCGGGATCAGCACCCGTGAGGCGCTTTCCCATTTTGATCCAAAAGGAGACGTATCATGGCAAAGGGTCGCAAAGGTTTCATGGTGAAGGGCGCCTCGAAGCACGAGGGGCACAAAAAGGGTCGCAAGGGCGGACACAAACGGCGCGGACGCAAGCGCAGCAAGAAGTAACTCCCAGGGGTGAAGGATGGCTACTAGTTCAATGCCGAATCCGCAGGCTGCCGCTCCAGATTCAGGGGCGGCGGCTGCACCTCAAGGCGGAGCGCCGCAAGGCAATCCGCTAAAAGACGGTCTTGGCAAAATCGTGCAGCTTCTCCACACGCTTGCCAGTCAAAACACCGTCGTTCAAGATGACCTCAACAAAGCTGTCATGTCTCTCGTACAAGCCATTCAAAAAGTAGATCAGGCATCACCGAGCGCACCGCAGCAGCCGCCTGCGCCGCCACAGCAGTAGTACAGGAGGAATTAAATGCCGCTTACCGCCAAACAAATCCTCGAAGGACTCGGAATTGATCCCACGTTGTACGCTGGGAAAACCGCCGAATTGAGTGAGTGGGATGGAAAGCTCGCTGCCAGCGAAACTGCTGCGAATCAGGCAACAGAGAAGGCGAAGCAAGAACTCTCAGACGCTGCTGCAATCAAGCGCGTCATTGACGATAACATCGCGAATTTCGGCGTGACCGAAGCCAGCGTAGCGCAGCTCAAGGCTGCCAACGCTTCGTATCAGGCGGCTTTTGAAGAACTCAAGAAACAGGGCTTCAACGAACTTAATCTCCCCAACCTCCCCGCTCCGACCGCCGGCGCCGTTGATCCCGCGAAGCAGCTTTTGGACAACGTGACGCGAGGATTTACCCAGATCGGGCAGACCATGCGGGTGCAGAACCAGTACATGAACATTTACGGCAAAGCCCTCCCCGATGACCCGATGACGCTTGCGGACGAAGCGGCCGCGCGACGAATGTCAGTCGAGGCCTACGCGGAGCAGAAGTACGGCTTCGCGGCAGAGCGTACTCGTCAGAGCGCGGAATCGGCCAAGAAGCATGACGAAGAGATTTCGGCGAAGGCAGTCAAGGATTATCAGGAGAAGCACCCCAACACGGCTGGCAATCCCAATCTGAATGGTGGAGTGCCCTCGAATTATCCGGCAATGCCGCCACCGCGCGAGTCGGGTTCGATTCGCGAGTTTTCGGCTCTGCCGGCGCGTGACAAGATCGCGAACGCGATGCAGAGAGCATCAAAAGCTACAACCCAAGTTCAGTAGTATGGAAAACTGATGAATTGTTGGACAAAACCCGAGTTAGACCCGACGAAGGTTCCAAGCCTGATCGACATCGCGTGGGCGGCTGGAATTTATGAGGGGGAAGGTTGTGTCCACGAGCGTCGGTATTCGAGTGCGGGGCTCCACGTTACCCAAAAGGACCCAGAGATTCTCTATCGCTTACGTGATTGGTTTGGCGGAAGCGTAAAGTTCGCGTTCTGTAAAACAGTTCCCGTCGAAAATCTCTGTTACCGATGGGTCGTATGTGGCAATAGGGCGCGAGTTTTTATGGCGCTGATCTACGGTTTTATGAGTGCTCGTCGCAAAGAGCAGATAGACTCCACTCGAACTCTCGAATTTCTAGACGGTAAGTCTCCTGTCGGTATGAGCATTTCCGGTCTGCAAGAAGCTGCGGAAAGTTTCACGGTGAGAAGCCTTAAGGGCGGAACTACTCCAGAGTCGAAGCGTGCCCACAAGAACCAAGTAAGAAAAATCTGGCGTAGAAATCGCCTAGAAGAGATCAACCAAGTTCAGGGAAGGGTAATGTAACATGCCAAACGACCCGCTCTACAATTATAGAGACGCAGTCTCAAGAGAACTTATCCGCAAGGGCTTTGTTGCTGATTGTTTCGGCACCAATTACCCCCTGCTTACCCTTCTCCGTGAGGCGGGGGTGATGGATGTGCTGTTCCAAGGCACCGGCATTCGCAATCCATTCATCTACGACTACGCACATGGTTCGGCGACGGAGCCGGGTGCCACGATTAACCCGACCCGCAAGCAGATGGTCACCGACTCGAAATTCGACATCCGGTTCTATGAATCGGATCTGGAAATCGAAGAAACCGAATACGATCTCTTCAACGCGGCCGGTGACACCCAAATCGTTTCTCAGGAAGCGATCGACGATTACTGTCTGACCAAGCGGCTGGAGAGCATGATCGAGATGGATGCTTACCAGCACGGCCAGTTCAACACGGGCTCGCCGGGCGGCGCGACTACGGGCGTAGCCAATGATCGTCACAAGTCCTCAAACGGCTTGGACGAAGCGCTGAACAATGGCGTCGATCCTGGTCCCTTCGGAAACTATTACCTGCTCTACGGCAGCGTAACCCGCAACGGCGTGACCGGGCAGGCGTACAACTCGACTCCGTACTACTGTGGAACCTCGGCAGGCACGGCATCTTCGATTACCTGGCCGATCTTCCAGCGCGCGGTCGCGCAGTTGAGCGTCCTCGGCGCGAAGGCCAAGGTTGGCTTCACTGGTCCCTTCGGTTGGGGCGCAGTGGCAACCGCCTTCCGCACCCAGTCAGTGACGATGCAGTTGGATGTCAAAGAGGGGACCGACTTCGGTTGGCGCTCGATTGACTTCAACGGCATCAAGATTCACGAAGATCCTTTAGCGCCGTCCTCGCTGGCATTCAACTTCCTGCCAGGTGGAAACGTGGGCGCTTTCGGGTCCGTCTCAACGGCAAAGTATTACGACGGTTCTGGTGGAAGCACCCAGTTGTCTCCGTACCTGACGCCGACTTACAAGCTCAATGGCGGCGCGGTGTCGGCGGGAACGCTTTCCCCGACCGGCTCAAACATCCCTTCGGCAACCACAATTGATCCGGGCGAGGCGCTTTACTTCCTCGATCCAGAAGCGATGGTGATGTTGCCTCCGAAGGCGGGTTCTGGATGGAACTTCAACGTCCGGCGCAACGCTATTCCTAACAACATCTCGTCAGACATCAAGTACCTCCGCCTGGCGACCAATGTTTACCTCGATCAGCCGACTCACGGTATGGTCATATTCGGATTCAAAGGGGTTGGAGCGTAATATGGCACAAACACTTGCACAATCCTTCTATCTTGGGCCGTTCGCGGTCTACACCTCTCCCACGGGGCTGACCGATCCGGTTACCGGCTTGCCGGAACTTGGCGGCACCCTCCACGAAGGCGACTACGTGGACGTAACCGCTTCCGAAGCCGCGCAGTGGAACGTCCAGTTTGGCACCAAGCTCTACGCTGGACGCTATCGCTTCGTGCGCGTCGGCACGGCAGCGACTTCCGCTAACCTGGCCTTCGGCGTGCCAGTAGGTATCGCCAAGGGCACATCGGTGGCGCAAGTCGTCCTGGCGGCGGCGGGTTCCAGCTACACGGCGGGAAATTACACCGTCACCTCGTCCACTTCGGGCGGAATTGCCGCGACGGCGACGGTGGTGGTGAACGCTTCGGGCGCTATTTCTTCAGTGCAACTGCTCTATCCCGGCGCGAACTTCACTTCCGTGCCAACCTTCGGACTGACTGAACTTCCGGTTGGTTCTGGCGGTTCGGTGCTGTTACAGATGGCGTACAACTCGAACTTTGTCACCTCGTTCGACTCCTCGGCAGTCACATTGTCGGTACCGCGCGGCGTGGCTCTTTGCACTCCAACCGCGGCTCAGATTGCCGCGAGTTGCTACATCGTGATTCAAGAACTCGGTATCGCTCCTATTCTCGTGACCACGGCCACCGCGACAGCGGCAGGTGCAGCGATGGCGGGGACCACGGGCGGAGCAGTGACCACGACCACGCCGACGACCACAACTCCGGTTGGCTTCTTCGGATACACACTGGACATCGCGGCGGCAGGCGCCATCGTTCGCGCTATTCTGAATCTGCCAGTGTGGCAAGGTTAAGGGGGACGAGTGAATACATCCTATGTCTATCGTTCCGCGCAGGTGGGAGAATTCCGACCCGCCGTGCTGACCGGCAAAGGTCCAACGTCCTATTCGCAGACGACTGGCGATGTGGTCTATAACGCTGGCGCCAGTGAGTACATCAGCGCGTGTTACGCCTGCACTACACAGAGCGGGACGTACACGCTGTTGCCAAGGCCGAAGACAGCAAACCAGATTCGCGCGGGCGCACCTTCACCCTCGCAGTCAGGCTGGATTTTCCACTGGTACACCACCGCCGGCATGACGGAGGTAAGCAATGCCGTCAATCTCTCGGCGGAGATCGTTCAATTTGGGGCTTTGGTAACACAATTGTAGTGGCGGTGTTCCTCCTTGAAGGGCGGTGGGAGCGATAGGTGGCGGCACCTTCGCTCCCTTTTTATTAGCGAGGATTTATGTCTCTGTACACGATAAGTAAACGATTGACCGGCGTGATCCCCGAGACTCCGCTCTCGCTGGCGCAGGATGCCGTCTTAAAGGCGCTGGGGTTTATCTACGATGGGCGCGATTGGAGTTTTCAGCGCGGCTACGCGGGATGGTTGGCACCGGGGATTCTGTTTCAGACGGGAACCGTCACCACCACTCCATACTCACTCACGATCATTTGCGATGCGACCACGACTGCGCTGTTGGCGGCGTATGCTTCGATGCCTTTGATTACGCAGTTGCAATTCAGGAACCCAGGCTACTCGGTCTATAACATCGTGGGCTATGACAATGGAGCCGATCCCGTCAACTCGCCCAATTACCCGTTTGCGACCTTGACCCTTGACCGTCCGTGGATGGAGCCGACTTCCGGACCGGGACAGCCGTACATGATCTATCAGGTCTACTTCGTCGCTCCGGTGCAGGACTTTCGTAAGTTCCTAGAAATTCGCGATACCACCAACGATCAGCCAATGGATTTCTTTTCGAAGACGCAAGCGCAGTTAGCGGTGGATGATCCCCAGCGACAGGACTTCTCCATTCCCCGCTTTGTTGTGCCCGCGGGAATTGACAACCGCCCCGGCACCGCAACCCCCGGCTGGCAGATGTTCGAACTCTGGCCCCATCAAGGGAATTACGTGCCCTATTCGTACAGCTACCTGTCGCGCGGACCTCTCCCGGCTGTGACGCCCGATTGGATGAGCATGGGTGTACCTTACCCCTTGACCGAGGAGATGGTGGAGTGGCGCGCGCGTGAACTGTTGTGCCAGTTCAAGGAAGGGCAAAAAGATCACACGGCGGCGCGCGGATCGGGTGCGAATTGGGTGCTACTCGCGCAGATGGCCGAAAAGGAATACAAGAAGATTTTCGACGTGGTTCTGGATATTGACTTGAACCTCTACGGAGAGGCGTTTACCCGCACCCGGAGACAGTCGGGGTATCCAGGGAATCAGCCCTTTGCGACGATGAACGGCAGCTTGAATCTTGGCGGGTATCGAGGAACGTAAGGAGAGAATATGCAGATTTTGCAAGTCACGATTGCTGGCACAAATACTCCTCAGAGGATCATTCCACTCTCGCAGGGCGGGATTGCCAACGCGATCTTTTTTCAGAATGTGGTGTTTCAGAACAACAGCGGCCACAATATGCGTCTTGGGGACAGTACGGTGAGTTCCACCAAGGGCATCCTGCTCAATTCGGGAGGCTCGGAGACGGTTGCTCTGGCAATGACATACAGCGGAACACTTAACGAGTGGTGGGTGAACGGCACCGCTGCTGACTTGCTCGATATTCTCTACATTCCATGAGCTATCGTGATTCTGTTTCTCGGGAGAAAATCATGCCAACCGAAAGGCTCTACAAACTCGAAAAACCGAAGAACCCAAGCCTGAAGTACGGCAAGAAAAACCGCCGACGGAAGAATGGATTGAGAGGGAAGCGGGGCTAGGTATGCCAGTAGAAATTCAATACGAAAGAATGTATAATCGGGGCTGGAGGACTTCGATATGCCAAGGGGTGTTTACGTTCGTTCGGAATCTGTTAAGGCGATGCTTAGGGATAGGATTCGAGGAGCCTCAACTAAACATGGTCACGCGAGCGGGGGAAAATTATCACCAGAGTACATATCGTGGCGAGGTGCCGTACAGCGTTCCGTCGATCCAAATACACGGGAATGGGAGCATTATGGCGGGCGCGGCGTCGGTATCTGTAGTCACTGGCGAGACTCATTCCCTCAGTTTTTGCTCGATATGGGAACACGACCTAAGGGAACATCTATTGAGCGAGTTGACAACGATAAGGGTTATTTGTGTCCCGTCTGTTGCCCGCCGGATGGCAATTGTAGGTGGGCTACTATGAGCGATCAATTAAAGAATCAGCGACATGAAAAATTTCGCTTGGAGAGAAGTGAGCGAAAAACGTCATGGTGGATGAATAAATCTCCTGAATACCGCCATGAACGTGCTCGACAGGCGGCACTTGCAAGATGGGGGAATCGGAATGCCGGTTGATAAATTTCGCAGCAAAGAAGCATACAGACGTTCGCGCGCCTACACCCACATGCACGGTATCCCGACTCACGCGAAAGAAGTCGTGATCGGCGGAAAGCGGCGCAAGGTCGCGCATGGCCGTAAACGCGCGGCACGCAAGCGAGACTAAGTGAACTATGGCAACATTTTCATGGCTCACGCTCGCGGACGCACAGAACGAACTCGCTGCACGATTGGCCGACCCGCTCAATGTGCAGTGGTCCACGGCGGAGCTTTCGCTCTACATCCAAGATGCGTTGAGACAGTACAACTGCCTGACGAATTTCTGGAAGACGAGCTTTTCTTTTTCGAATGCTGGGCCGTCCGTCTGGATTAACTTCTCCGCACTCCCCGGCTCCCCGCGGCTGCGTACCGTCCTCGATACTGACGTTTACACGATGATGGAATACATGCTGCTGGAACCTCCCACGGGTGGCGTGTGGACAGGAACCCCTCAGTTCGATATTGGTGATCTTCAGGAAGCATTACAGAACCGCCGTGACGAGATCATTCAAGTTTCTAACTGCAATCAGTCGCTTATCTCCGTTCCCGGTATGCCGAACGTGCGTACCTACCCGCTGCCGGATAACGTGATCGAAGCGCAGCGATGCAGCTACGTGGATAACCCCGCTTCTCCGACCGTGATTGCCGTTTCCTTGGCACCCGGCGCCGCGGGAAATTTCACCGTCGCGCACCTAGCGCCGATCACGCCAGTCTTTGTCGTGATCCAGATGACCTCGAACGCGGGAATCTGGCTACAGAATCCTGGCTTCGATGCTACTAATCTCTACCTAACTGCCTCTGACGCCAGCGCGACGGGGATCGCGTATGTGTGGCTGGCCGCTCCCGATCAAATCGTTCCCTTCACCAGTTCGGCGGGAAATTTCACTGTTCCACACACGCTCGGCATGATGCCCGCGCTGGTCTTGATCGAAGTGGATTCAGGGGGTGCGGTCTGGTTCCAGGGTGCGACTGCGTGGGATGACTACGGCGCTTACCTCGTGGGGTCCGATGTTGGACTGACTGGACGGCTGGCGGTTTGGCTCGAAACTCCCGACTTCACGACTTCGGTTTACGCGGAAGTTCCCGTTACCGCGGGATCGACGCTTTCTTTGAAGACGGCAACCGGACTGAGCGCGACGCCAACCCGCATCATCGTGCGCATGACCAGCGGCGGGCTCATCTCCCTCCAAGTTCCCCTCAGCGCCGATGCCGCCTATGTCTACCTCAGCGCATCTGATGTGGGAGTGACGGGCGTAGTTGAGCTTTGGGTAGCAATTCCGCCTGCCGGGCAGACGCTCACCCGCGACGATACTTACGCTTGGGAAGCGTTTATCGAAGACGTTTACCAGCAGGAATCAGGAACGCCAGCGCAGTGGTCTGTAGCTGAGGAGCCCCCGCTCTCGTTCAACACCGATGTTGCCCCAGTCGATGAATCCACGTTCTCTCTGCTGGTCCTTGAATCCGGCGTGCAGTTTTCTCCGCCGACTCCAACCTTGCTCGGCATTCCTGACGACTTCGCGTGGCTGGCGCGCTGGGGAGCCTTGGCCGACCTTTTGGGCCGCGAGAGTGAAGCAACTGACCGCGGACGTGCCACGTGGTGTCAGAAGCGCTACGAAGACGGTCTGAAGCTACTGGTCGCAACGCCTTGGATCATGCTTGGCAAGATCAACGGCGCGCCGGCGGATTTACCCGCTTTCAATGAACTTGATAACTTCGCTCCAGAGTGGGATTCGAGTCAAACCGATTTACTCGGCCCGTGGCTTCCGTTGGCCGGGGTGGACACCTTGGCCGCTCCGGTAGGTCCGGGAATCGTGGCGACCGTGCTAGGCAACGCTCCCTTCCTCGATCCGACGAACACCTACGTGCAGGTGCCGCGGAGCGCGTGGGATGCGGTGCTGTCGGAAGCGCAGTTCCTTGCCAGCTTCAAACTTGGCGGCTCGGAGTTCAAAAGCGCACAGCAACTCGACCAGCAATTCATCGAGTTTTGTAAGTCGGAAAACCAGCGTTTACAAAAACTTGGACTCTTTGTGGACGAAGTGTACTCTCGCTCTCAGGGTGAGAACCTGACAATGGAGCGGCAATGAGTCGCGCAAAAGAGTTTCAAAAAGAGTCGCAGGACGGGAACCGTTTTGATTTTCACGGCATAGATACCGTGAATCCCGCCGACGCGCTCAAGCCGGGAAGGTTCCCTTACGCGCTCAACATCCGTCCGTACATTCGCGGCCGCGTGGTGGGACGTGCGACGGAATCCGATCCCCAGTTCTCGCTTCCTAATCCAACTCACTCGATTCGCCGGCTAAACGATTCCACGCCGCTTGGTCCAGGGACGGGCTTTGCGCTGATCTCCGGTTCGGGCACCAATTTGTATGCCGATGGCACGCAAGTCGCTACCGGGTTGAGCGGTAACCCACTCTCGATGGTTCCGTTCCGTCCGAACACCTCCGTCCAACCTTGGATGTACGTGGCCGACTCGCTCGGCATGAACAAAGTTCGCTCGGACGGTCTGACCTACGCGCAGGGCATTGAGGAGCCGCAAATCGCTCCGGTTGTCGCGACTGCATCGACGACGGTAGCAGGGACGCTCACTTTGCCGGGTACAACGATTCCGTGGTCTACGGCAGGGGCGCAGAACCCTTCCTATGCCTTCGGTGACACCACGGGGCAGGGAACGGCACCAGCGGTCATTCCTACGCCCACAGCCAATACCAGCGTCCAGATCGCGGCGGTAGGT